TTATTCCTCCTCCATATTACTTCCGGGATATTTCCCGGTCAGTTCCATTGCCTGTTCCCTGGTCAGTCCCCTGACCGTTACCTTGTACAGCTTCCGATCCTCCGCCGGCGCTTCCGGTGAGCTTTTGAGCATAGCCCAGGTTTTCGGACCTATAATGCCGTCCTGTGTCAGCCCCCAATCTTTCTGGAAAGCCTTCACGGCCGCAACGGTTTCATTACCGTAATCGCCGTCCGCTCCGTACTTCGGAAGATTGTATCCGCGATCGAGCAGCAGCTGCTGCGCGTATTTCACCACCGGGCCCTTATCGCCCTTACGGATCGTGCCCAGCGTCATGTTGTCATCCGGATCTGTGATCACATCCGGATCAGCTGTTCCATAGTCCACGCCTTTCAGCTCTCCCCACTCTACCCATTTGGAAATGGTTATTTTGCTCCGGATCACGCCGTTGATCGTACCGCTGGCTTCTATCACCCAGCCGTCACCTATATACAGGCCGACATGCCCGCGGATGTCCTTTATCACTCTTCCGCTGCTGTCTTTTGTAACCTTGTGTGTAAATATCGCGGTACCCGGCTTCAGTTCTTTTCCGTCTGTCCGCCTGCCGTTCTTCAGTTCGCCCTTGGCCGTGCAGTATTTGTTCCACATGGTGTTGCTTCCGTGGTACATGTACCCGCACAGCTGTTTGAACGCCCAGGCAAACAGTCCACTGCAGTCCGCAACGGTATGACCGATCCATTTGCTGCCGTACCTGGCAGCGGAGTAATAGTCATCCAGCTTTGCTTCCGCACTGTCCTGCCATCCGGATCCGTATTTTTTGACCATGTAGTTGACTTTTTCCTGCTGCTTCGCAGCGCTCCACATGATCCCGGCCGTTCCCCAGATATATCCCCAGTCATTGTCCAGGGCATATTTGAATTTCTCAATCAGTGCCTGTGTGCTGATCATTCTCCATCACCGGCTTCCTCTTCCGTCGGTTCTTCCTCCGCCGGCTGCTCCGGTTCCGGAGGCGGCGGATTGTCCAGTGCCCGCTTTGCTGCCTTCTCTTCCGCCGTGTAGCACTTCACCAGCAGGGTTTCGCCTTCGTTGTTTTCCATTTTCACAGTGTGCTTTGCCATGTTGCTGACGGCCGCAAAGGACATTTTGTAATAGAAAACGCTCTCGGCCTCGTAATAGTCGTTCCGCTGCTCCGGCGTCACTATGATGGTATTACCTTCCTCGTCCGTCTGGTATTCATGGATAATGTATTTCATCCGGATTACCTCCTTTCTGTCTGTTCATACATTTATTGTAATGAAAAGCGGCGGGATTCCGAAGGTACACCCGCCGCCGTCGTTATTTGGTTGTTTTCTTCTCTTTCTTCCAGCCTTCGATCACCTTGTCGGCGTCAGCTGCTGTCAGTCCGAGCACCTTGTACGCTTTTTCCATGGCGTCCACCAGCCTGACCTTTTCCCTGCTGTCAGCCTCCGCGTACTGCTTTTTGATCCGGCTGTTGATCTGGCTCTTGATGTCCTTCACTTCATAGCCGTTATCCAGCATGTGCTTGATGGATTCCCGGATCTGGTCCGCCTTGTTGGCTTCCAGTGCGTCATACACCGGTGTGTAGTTGCTGTAGTTCTCGACCTTCTGACCGGTTTTCTTTTCATAGTCGATTTTGTCCAGCGCCTCCAGCACCTGCTTGTCCGTCGCGTTCGGCCGTTCTTTCCGGTACCGCTTTTCAGCCTCCGCCCGCTTCAGGTTTCCGCTCCGGTATTCCTCCAGCACCTGGCTGCTCATGCTTCCGTACCCGTGTTCCTCCAGCATGGCCAGTCTCTTTTCCGCCGTCAGGCTTTCGTCCTTCTTCGCCATGCTGTTCAGGTCGCTGTCCAGTTTCTCCTGGCTTACGCCCTTTCCCAGCGTCACATACTCGGTCAGCTCCTCCGCCCGCTTCTTATCGCCGGCAGCTTCCGACTGGTAGATCCGCGCCTTGTAGTCAGCCGTGCTGGTGCCGTACCCGGCGTCCCCCAGCTTCTGGTTGATCAGGCCGATGATGTCATCACTTACCAGCGCGTCCAGCGTCTGATACTTCATCACCGCCGCGCTGGTCGGCCGCTGCGCGAACATGTCGCCGGTCAGTCCCTTCGCGTTTCCTCCGCTGAACCAGTTCACCATCGCCCGGAAGTCGCGCATGAAGTTCTTCAGCGGGATGCTGGTCGCGTACTGCACGGTCTGCCCGATGCTGTCCTCCAGCTTCCGGTACAGGCCCTTGTCTCCCACCTTGCCCGTTGCCAGTTCAAAGATCGCGTCAAAGGCCTGTGTCGCTTTCCCGATCACGCCCATGGCGTCATCGTTCAGCTCGCCCTTCATCAGCACATCCATCATCTGGTTATATCCAGGAATCAGTCCCAGCGGGTTCATCTCGCTGATCAGGTTCATTGCGAACCGGTTATAGAAGTTCTCCTCCTGGTTCTTTTTCTTGTCCGGGCTCCGGCCCGCGCCGAACAGGCCCTTGGCTCCTGCCTGCGCCGCTGCGCTCAGTACGAAGGTAACCAGCGCCTTGATGGCCGTCTTCTTTCCGCCGGCTTCCTTCCGGTTCTGCCAGGCGTCCGCCAGTACGTTCAGGCTCAGCGTAGGCTCGCCCATAAAGCTGGTCGTGACCTTCTTCAGGTAGCTGGTGCTCCGCATGTTCTGGCTCTTGACCAGGATGCTGTCATACACCTGGGTGCGCCTCATCAGCTCATTAAACCTTTCGGCCACCTGCTTCAGGAAAGCATCGCTTGTGATGTCCGCGCCCGGATGCATCGCGGCCTGCTCCAGCTTGACCGCCGTCCACATCCGCGTCCAGGTCATGTCATCCATCTTCTCCGGCAGTGCCGTGCTCTTCTCGCTTACCAGGTCATATACGGCCTTTGCCTTGCTGGTCTGTTTTCCTTCCGGTGTGATGTAGTCAATCATGCTCCGGCCGTAGTTCATGTCGAACTTACCCATGTGCTTCAGCATGGCCACGCCGCTGTACTTCCGCATTTCCGCCAGGCTTCCCCTCCAGTACTGCGGGCTCAGCGCCTGCGCCAGGTACTTCGGATTGATCATCATGGCTGCCCGGATGTAGGACAGGGGCTGCTGCGCTGCCACGGACAGGGATCCAGCCACCGCGTTCTTTTTGAACAGGCTCAGCAGTTTCTCCCGCAGGCTGTTCTCCGCCTGCTGCGTCACGCCGCCGTTCACGTCCTTCATGAACTGCGCCAGGTAGTCCGCCGCGTTCTTTCCGTAGGCTTCCTGGAAGGCTGCCCGCACGCTGCGCTTGTACCGGTTGTCCTCGTCGATGTCGCCGTCTTCGAAATACGTCACATCACCGTACTGCAGCTGCTGGTTCAGCACCTTGTTCAGGTTTTCCACCGCCGGGCCCACCGTGTTGAAGGTGATCATCCCCACCACATGTTTCATGGCCGTAGGTGTGAAGTCGCTGATCTCGATCGCGTTGCTGGCTCCCGCGGTAATCCGCTTAGTGAAGCTCTGCCGCATGGCCCGGTTATCGTTCTGGTTTGTGATGCCTCTCGCGCTGTCCTGGTTCAGCACTCCGCCCCAGCTCTTAATCGGGAAGTAATACTTTTCGGTGAACTTCCGGATCCCGTAGGCTTCCATGCTCGCCTCGTTGCCGATCTCCGCCAGGTCCGTGCTCATGTATTCCACAATTCGTTCCACATAGTCCCGCTGTTCTGTAGTCAGGTAATCGTGCAGTTTGATCAGCTGATCCTTCGTGATCCGGATCGGCCGCTGCTGTGTTTTCTCCCTGCCCGGCTTGCCTGTCGTGTTTTCCTTCGGTGCCAGCACAAACCCGCCCTTCAGCAGGTGCGCCGTGTCTTCCGGCCTTACATTGTTCCGCTCGCGCATCCAGGTGGCATACAGGGCCATGATCTGCTCTGTGGTCATCTCCACCGTGCGCCCGCCGGATACTTTCACCTGATGCTTTTCCTGTCCGTCCCAGGTATCAAAGCCGGTATCGTCCGCGATCTTCTGGATCTTCTCATGCGCGTCCTCTGCCAGCAGCCCGCTCCGGTTCTCCGCATCATGGAATCCGCCGTGCAGCAGGGTCATCACACTGTTCTTCAGGTTCTTGAAGAAGTATTCCGGCGTCAGGTTGCCATACTTCAGCGCCCGTTCCACCGCGTTCATCTGCCGGCTTCCGGTACCGGTGCGTTCTCCTTTGAACTTGCTCCGGCTCATCTCGTCTTCCATGCGTTCCGCCAGGTCGGCCACTTCATACCGCTTGCCGTTGACAAATGCCCGGCCCCGCGCCTGGATAACGCCTGTGATCTCCGCGACTGCCTTCTGGATCTCGTCCAGCGCTTCCTTCCGGTTCTGCAGGCTGTTCAGTCCGTTGCCTTCCGCCGTCCAGTACATCAGCAGGCCGTTGTCAATGTGCCGCAGGTCCGCGATGATCTTGTCCCGCATGCTTGTGTCGTTGTCCTCCGGATTCGGCGCCTTGATCACCAGCCAGTCCAGATCCCGCTCCGGATCGAAAGCGCCGTCCTGCGCATTCATCCTGGCCAGCCGGTCGCTCATGTCCTGCAGCTGATCCTTATCCGCAAAGGTTAACCGCCGCAGTCCGTCCGTCATGTCATGGCTGACGATCTTACCCAGCAGCTGCCGGGCCAGCGCCTTGGTCTCTTCCGGGATGTTCTTCTGGTCGGTTTCTTCCATCAGGCGCTTTTTTAGCCGGCTCAGGTTCGTGTTGATCTTCTTCCGCAGCGCCTGGTTATCTTCTGACAACTCTCTGGCCTGCCGGTTCTTTTTGATCAGCTCTTCGTATTTGTCCTGCTGCTCGTACAGCTTCCTGGCGTTCTCGCTCCTCAGCTGCTCGATCAGGTTCTTTTTCACCTGCGCCTTTTCTTCCTGGGCTGCCTGCCTGGCTACTTTGTTATAGTAGTCAATCGCGGTATGCACGTCGTTCTGCAGGATGCTCGTCCAGTCCGCTGCCTTATAGCCGGCCTTCACAACCTCCTGCATCTTCTCGTTCAGCTGATCCATGCTTTCCGCTATGCTGCCGGTTTTCCTGCTCAGATCCTTAATCTGGGTCATCAGCTCGGTGATCTGCTTTCTCGCTGCCGGATCCTTTACCAGGTACGTTGTCACGCTGGCCGCCGCGCCGTAGCAGATCGCCGTCGCTTCTTCCATGTTCACGTTATACTGTTCGGATCCCCGGCTGGCCTGCAGTTCGCCGCTGATGAAGTCAACGATCGTGTGCAGGGCGTCAATCTCCGCCATGCCGTCGATGTCCGGCAGGGCCTTGTTATTCTCCCGGAGCTCGTTCCACTGTTCCGTCAGCCGGCTGTTGCCTTCCGCTTTGATCATCAGGCCGCTGCCGTAGATTGCCCCGCGGATCTCCTTCATGCTGCTGTTCTCGGCCTTCAGCTCGTTTCTCAGGCTTTCGCCGATGTTCAGCGTCATGCCCCGCAGGCTCTCCAGGTTCTCGCTCCGGATCCCGCGGATCTTGTCCACCAGGTCAGCTGCCAGCGCTTCGGCGTCTGTCTGGATGTCCTGCCCGCTGGCCAGCTTCAGGGCCATGGCAGCCAGTCTGTCTTCGACCTCCGCCTTGTTCATCGTGCTGTTGTACTGTTTCCGGAGCATGGAGGCCTGCTGTCCCAGGCTCGTCTTGCCCATGAAGCTCTTCATAGCCTTGACTGCCTGCGTCTGTTCCAGGTTCTTCAGTTCCTCCGCCCGCCGGGTGATCTGCTCCTGTGCGGCCTTTACTTCGTTCAGCATGGCTTCCACGGTATCCCGCACCTGTTCGCTGGTCCGGCCCTGAACAAAGTCCTTCAGGACCATGTTGTACCGGTACATCATGCCGGCATAGCCTTCGCTGCTGGTGATCTGCTGCATCTCTTTTTCCAGCTGCGCCATCCGTTCCTGCTGTTTCTCCAGTTTATCCTGCAGGTTTTCAAGTTCCGTTCTCTGTTCTCCGGTCAGGCTCTCCTTGCTCTCCAGCTCCCGGATCTTCGCCTTGTAGTCAATCTGCCGCTTCAGGCACAGGCTGATGCTGATCCGCTTATCCTTGTAGGCCTGCATCAGGACGCGCTCATCCTCTGTCTGCACCGCGCTGGGTGTCAGGTTCGCCATCCATACGCCCGCGTCCAGGGCTTCCTCCGCCCGGGAATACCGCACATCCCGTTTGCTGACGTTGAACCGCTCGCTCAGCGGAATAAGGCCTCCGCCGTTCGACTGGCTTTCGTATGTCACAACCGCGTTCTTCAGTCCCGGAAGTCCAGGAGATCGAAGCGATTTTGTATAGGCAAGCGTTATTCCTCCGCCCATCGCTTCTCTGGCAGCGTCTGCCGTCACTCCGGATCCGACAACATTGTCAATAAAGATCGGGAAGGTTCCTTCCGGAATCTCCGCTACCTGACGGAAGCCAAGGTCTTCACGGCCTACGCCCTTCTCTCCTCTGTGCTTCGCTTCCTGTCTGCTTTCGTGCTCTTCACCTTCCAGCGCAATCACTACAGGACGTCCTGTCTTCTCTCCGATCGCATTGGCCAGCTTTACCGTCCAGGAATCACTTACAACCTTTCCGCTGCGTCCAGGCATAGGAATAAGCACCGCATTTTCCGGTACGTGCCTGCTCATTTTTTCTGCCGCCGTAGCAATCGCTTCCGGATCCCCTGTCTTCAGTGCTTTTGCGATCTTTCTGTTTTCACCCGCGTCCCACTCCATCGCCATAAAGGGAATTACTCCCTTTGTGCTCCTGAGCTTGTCCATCAGCATTTCAGTTGCTCTCTCAATGTCTCCCCGTTCAACCGCAGCCTCGTACTCACGATCCTTCTTGACAGTATCATCGATGTCATATATACTCTGTGCTGAAGGTGTAACGGCCTGTTCCATGTTGTCTATTGCATCGACCATGGAGCTTCCCGAAGCGCCTTCATTGTTTTTCTGTTCGGCCTTGCTGAACTTAGATCTTTCTGGCCAGTATCCTTTTTCAGGCTTTTTCTCGTTGAATACATCCAGTACGTTCTGGCTCAGCAGCCCCCTATGGGTGCTGTTGACAACCTGTAGAAACTCTGATATAGTCATAGTTGAACGAGTGGTCCTGTGACGCCCCGTTTCGGGAACGGCAGGGGGCGATACCTTCTGGGTATCAACGCCGACCTCGTTCATTTTTCTTGCACTCGCAGAATGAACCTGTTCATATGTTTCCACGTCCAGAACGTCGCCGGTCCTTATGTCTACCGTAATGACCGCGACTCTTTTTTTTGTGCCGTCCCCACTGATCATCGGTGCTGCCATCGCATAAGATCCGATTGTGTTACGATCGCCTTCTTTTTCATTCAGCGCGTTAATCGGCACAGCATACTTTACGAGCTCGCCTATCTTTTCTGATGCTTTCGCGTTTGCTATGTTGACTGTGTTGTTTAGATAATGCGTACTATGCAGAGCACCCTGTTTTGTAATGATAATATCTCTGCCTGTATAGACGTTCTTTACGCTGACGCCTCGGTTGTTATCAATCTCTGTACCGTACTTCAGCGCGTTTTCTTTGGCCTGTTCAGCCAATAAATCATAGTTTTTTCCGTTCTTTGTCGCAAAAGCGCTGCGGTTGCTCGCCGTTACAATTCGGATATCAGGCAATGCTGTAAGAAAATCATAATCATAGATATGCCGATCGTTCGCCATATCGACGTCCTTATATTTCTCCGCCGTTTCTGCTTCGCTATTCTTTGTTTCTTCATCTGTCTGTTGTGCCGTTTCTTCTTTCGCCACTCCGCTCAGCGCCTCATCCCAGGCGCCCATCCAGCGCTTCCGCAGGTCGTTGATGCCGTTGGCCATGATCACCCGGGCATCCCTGCTCATGCTGTCCTGCATGCTGGTACCGGTGATCGCCTTCTTCATCCGGTCGACAAGGTTCTGTACAAAGTTCTTGATCTGGGTGTACAGCTTCCCGTCCGTCTGCTGGATATGCTGCGCCACCTGCTCGTCGCCCAGGATCTGATCGCTGCCGTTGGCCACAACCTCGCTCATGGCGTCCTCCAGGCTCAGTCCTTCCTGGGTCATGAAATAGTCCAGCCGCTGCCGGAGGCCTTTCAGTCCCCGCTGCTGGGCAAACTGATTCATGATGTACTGCTCCAGCCGGTTATACCCGGCCAGGCTGTTCCGCTGCAGCCAGTGTGTCAGCTCATGGCCAAAGGTGACCACGATATCATGCTTGCCTGTCGGTGTGGTCTTGCCCTCGATCGTGCCATAATTCAGGCCGCCGATGTTAATGCCGATTCCCTTCTTGTTTTCCCAGCCGTAGATGGTCGTGTCTGTCTTGCTCAGATCCATAAAGCGCGCATCCACACCGGCCCGCTGTGCGATCCCGGCTACGTAGTCCAGCTTGGCCCGGGTCTCGCCGTCCAGATCGCTTACCTTTTTGTTGTATGCTTCTGTTCCATACTCATCCCCGTCAAAGCTCACCGTGCCGCTTTCCTTCCGGTTCGCGCCTGCCACCTGGGCCTTCCGGTTCTCCGCGTGCTCCTTCAGGCTCTCCGCCCATATCTCACCGGCCAGCTGCCTGTCCAGGGTCGTCTGCGGCATGGCAATGCCGGCATAGCCCGCCAGCCGGACCATGCCCGCTTCCTGCAGATCGTCCAGGATGTTGTCGCTTTTCAGCCTGCCCTTCTCCTGGGCTTCCAGCATCTGGTTTGTAAACCGCTCGCCGTAGAATTCCGGCATGACAGCCGCGTTCCGGATGATCTGTGCCGTGCCGTAGTCTGTCGCCTGCAGATCGCTGGCATTGACGTCCTTTCCGTTCACGCTCAGCTTCAGCTTCCAGCTGTCGCCTTCCTTGACCACCCGCACGCTGTCCAGTTTTGCAAACTGACCGTTGATCAGTACTTCCCGCTTTCCGCCGGTCCGCTTCGCGCCGTTACGCTCCGCCTCCCGGATCTCGTCAAATCCCGCCAGGTTGATTCCGCCTTCATAGCTCCGGATCTTCCGGCCGGTCACCGCCTCCGCCACGCTCTTCTGCGCGGCGGTTTCTGCTCTGGCAGCCATGCTCTGTCTGTTGCGCAGCGTATTGCTTGTCGGGCTGGCATACTTCAGCTGTGCATAAAGGTTCAGGGCGTCATGGTTCGTATTCAGCTTATGCTTTTCTTCCTTCGTCAGGCCGTCCACACCATTCTCCGCTTCCAGGGCCTTGACGATAATATCGGTCATTTCTTCGTCGTTGATGTTCAGCTCCTTCAGCTGCTCATTGACATAATTGACCGTTGTATCGTGTACCTTCTGCTGTCCCTGCTCCCGGCCTTCGCGCATGATGTCCTGGGCCAGTCTGCCTACCTGGTAGCTGCCTACGCCTTTCCCGGCTTCCTGCCGCTGCTGGATCCCCTGTGCTCCCTGGAAGGATGCCGTGTTCTCGTCCAATCCCATGGCAGCCTGAAGCATATCCTGCATGCCGCCTTTGTTTTGGATATCCCGGCCGGTCTGCATGGTCTGTGACGCGATCTGTGCCGTGCCGTAAACAGCACCCGGGCCAACGCTGAGCAGGGCGCTCTGTGCGCTCATCCGGATCTCATGGTTCCATTCGCGCATGGCCTGGCGTGTGGCGCTGTCCGCGTCCGTTACTTTTACCCAGTTCCCGCTCGCGTCCTCATATCCGCCGGCACCCAGGATCTGCTTTGCCCGCTCCTGCCACTGGTTCCTGTGGCCCAGCATTTCCTTTACGTAGGGCTCCACGATCGCGCCCACAATTTCTTCGGAAGGTTCGCTGATGCCGATCTTCGCAACATACTTCAGCAGGTTGGTCGGGTCGCCCATCCAGTTCTCCACGCTCCATACTTCCGTTGCCGTTTCAATGGCAGCATCGATGAAAGCCTCCATCCAGTCGTAGGCAAAGTTATTGCTGCCGTTCTCCATGTTCTGCTGCAGGCTGGTTTCAAATGCCTGCGTACCGAACAGGCCCAGTACGCCGTACTGCAGCGCGTCCCCGGTCAGTCCGAGCCCTTTACCGATGGCAACGTTAATGCCGCTGTCCACGCCGCTCATGACGCCCAGGTATGCCCAGCCCCAGTCTTTGCCCAGCGCTTCCGCGATCCGGTTCCGTGTTATGTTCTTGTATCTGGTAATGGCATAGTTATTGCTGAATTCATCCGTTGTTCCGTTGTTTTCGCCAGTCAGCAGCGCCTTGATCTGTCCGGGAAGGTTTACGATAAATTCCACCGTCTGCAGCGGAGTCGCTGCAGCAGTCGCTATGCTGGACAGCACCGGCAGTCTGGTCGCCTGATCCTCCAGCTTGATCTTTTCAAAATAGCTGTACCGCTGGTTCAGTGTCGGTTCCAGCCCCTGGTAGAACGCCCAGGCTTCGTCATACAGTCCGGCATTGTAATAGGACAGGAAGATGTCCCGCTCGCTGTATCCGTTCTTGCCCGGTTCATCATCCATCAGGGCAGCCTTGTAATAATTGCTGGTGGTAATGTCCCAGTTCGCGCCCAGGTTGTTTCCGCCCAGCACGGAGTAGATCTCATCCACCGGCCGGACCTGCATCACGTCGTTCTCGTCTGTGATGTTTGTGAACTTGTTGTATATGTTGTTTTCCTGGTGGTATTCAGTGTCGGCATAGTCGCGCCCGGCCATGAATTCATCATACTCACGCTCCCGGGCCTCCGCCGCGTCCAGCCGCTTTAGCGCTTCCTGCGTATTGCTCAGCTGCATTTCCGCGGTCCGCTTCTGCACGCCCAGCTTGCCGTTCGGGTCCGCTACATAGTCCAGCGCTTCGTTGATCCGGTCATCCAGCGCCTGCTTCTGTTTCCGGTCCATTCCGGCCGTCGCCTGCTCATACGCGCCGTCGCCGTTCATAGCGTCATAGGCCATGCGCCGCATGCTGTCCATGTTCATCATGTCGCGCCTGGTCGTCATGTTGTCTATGTTGTACCGCAGGAAGTTCTGCGCCCGCTCCGTCGCTGTCTGTGTGCCGGCGCCCGCGTTTTTGTTCAGCAGTATGTTCAGCGTATCCCGCGCTTTCTGTTTCTGCGCATCGGTATATCCTTCGTTGTATATAATGGCCCGCTCGTTTTCCACTTCCGGGCTGGTATACAGGTCAAGCAGCGCGTCCCACCGGTTCCCGCTAATCTCGCTGTCTTCTATCTGCCTGTTCAGGTTTTCAATCTGCTGCCGGTATCCCTCCGCCTCCGCGTTCCATGCTGCCCGCTGCGCCGTCCGCTTGCCGCTGGTCCACATGTTCACGTCGTCTGTGTTGTCCCAGTATCCGCTTTTGCGCAGCTCGTCCATGTCCCTGATGATTTCATGGGACGTTTTGCCCTGCAGGATCTTTTTCGTTTCTTCCGGCATGGATCCCAGCCAGGCGCTGTGCTCCACGTCTCCGGTCAGCACGCTTTCCGCCCGCTGCTTCCGCTTGTTCTCCGGCAGGTTGCTGAAGAAGTCATTCAGCTGTTTCGCTTTATCTGCCAGGCTGCCCCGGCTGTCGTTGATTTGCTTCGCCGCATAAACCTGGTATCCCCGGTCCACTCCATCCGAGCTGTACCTGGCTGTTTTGCTGGCGTTCTTCCATACTTCGGTTTGTTTCTGGTTCTCCTGGCGCTCCCGCTCCTGCTCCCGTTCAATGGCACCGGGGGTGTCCTTCATGGCTTTCGCAGCGTATACCAGGTGGCTCTGGTCACCCTGCGGGCTGTATTTCAGTTCCTGAGCTTTCTTCTTTGTCGCTTCCGTTATGGCATTGGATAGCGCGAGCTGCTGCCTTTTACGCAGTTCCCGTACTCTCCGCTCGCTTTCCTCGCGGATCCGCTGGTTCTGTTCACTTATGCGGCGTACATAGTCGTTACCCGTCACTGTGTTGAACATGACGCCAGGCTTATCTGTCCCCGTCGTTCCCTGTCTTTCCTGCGTGTACTTTGTTGTGTTTCTTTTTGATATATCTTCAATGCTGGAATAGGTCGGCTTTTTCGTTGTTTTCTTACTTTTAGCCATGACTTAACCCTCCGCTGTCGTTAAATTATTCTTTTTCTTATTTATCATCAGAGCCCCAGCTTCCGCCTTAACAGTTCTTCCGGTGTAAGACCTTGCGGTGCTTTGCCCTGCATAAACTGTTTCATAACATCCGTCTGGTTCATTCCGGCATTCTGCACAGCATTCGCGCTCGGCAGCTGTCCTTTTTTCAATGTGTCATTTACATACTTCGCGTTGGCGCCCTTGCTGTACTCCAGGATCTGTGCCGCGTTCTTCGGATCCAGGATATAATCACGCTCCATGGCCTCCAGCACTGTCATTCCGCCCGGTGTTGTTTTCTTCGGTGTATACCCTCCGCCGCTGGCAATCTTGGCCATCAGCTTCTGCGCATCTTCAGCGCTTAGTCCGGCCGCTGTCAGCAGTTCTTCGCTCGGCATCTGGCCGTTCTGCAGGATCGCCAGCGCATAATCCGCAGCATACTTCTGCTGTGCGGACATCTTGTCCCAGTCCAGGCTTTCATTGAACTGCCGGATCTGCTCCGCCATCTGCTGCTGGTTCATGGCATAGTTCCTGTCGCTCTCCAGCACTCCGCGGTCATAGTCCCTCTGGTCCACCTGCTGCTGCCAGCCGAAGCGCGCCTGATCGGCCGCGTACTGCATTTCAAACTGCCGGATCGCTTCCTGGCGCTCCTGCTCGTTCCTGTAGTCCGCGTTCTCGATCTGCGCCCGCTGCAGGTAATAGTTCAGATCCCGGTTGTACTGATCGCGCCCGCGCTCAGTTTCGGTGTCGTACCGTCCGGTCAGATAGTCGCGCTCCGCATTGAAGTCACCCATCTGATCCCGGTACCGGTCATAGTCCTGGGCCTCCATCTGGCCGACCATACCGAACTGATCCTTCAATCCCTGCTGTTCCATCTGGAATTTCTGCATTGCCAGTCTATAGGCGTCCAGTGCCTTGTCGTTCAGGTTCATCAGCCCCTGCTGGTATGCCTGGTGGGCTGCTGACTGCGCCGCACTGTTACCGTAGCCGCCGGTCAGTCCGGCCGCCCTGCCCATCACATCCATGCTCGCCTGCTTGGCCAGCTGTACCTGGTTGTCCTTCATGCTCTGGAAGAATGCGTCACCGTTCAGGTCATAATTGAACTTGCTCCCCTGCAGCTGCTGCAGGATCCCTTCCAGCTGTCCGCCCCACTTGCTCGTATATCCCTGGGGTTTCTGAGCTATCAGCTGCTGAAGCGCAGCGCTCGCGTCCTGGGCCTGCTGCCCGGGCTGGTATCCCTGTTCCAGCCGGTTCAGCTTCTGCTGCGTCCCGGCTGTCACTCCCTGCATCGGCTGGATCTGCTGCGGGCTCGCTCCGCCCAGCCGCGGATCCTCCGGCCGCATGGTTCCGTCCCTGCTGGCCGGTGTGCCGATACTGCCTGCCGGCACATGATAGGCAGGCGTGCCAATGCCCTGGTTGGCCGCCGGTGTTCCGATGCTCCCAGCCGGCTCATGGTATGCCGCCGTGCCGATCCCCTGCTGCTGTTTCTTCAGTTCTTCTTCCCAGTTCCTTGCCGCTGTCCCAATTCCGGCCATTGTTCTGTCCTCCTCTTATGCTGCGATATACCTATTATTTTTAAATTGGATAGGATCCGCTCACAATTACGCCGCTGGATCCTTCAATATTGCCTACTGTTCTGACCTGTATAGCGCTTGTCATAACATATGCACAAACGCTTTTCCCTGAGTCTGTCCAGTTCATCCAGAAAGTATTAAGTGCAACCTGTAAGCTCCCTAATGCTCGATAAGCTGATGGTATATTTGTGACGATGTTTGTCTGGTCAGGTGTTCCTGCTTTCGCTATCATCCTCATATATACCTGATGCCCGTCGGTGTATGCTTTGAATTCTTGGCAATACGTGGTGTTAATCGTAAATTCGGACGATATATCTTTCCATGTCATGCCTGGCGGAATAATGCTGCTCGCCATATTCTCATGGCACAGTCCTGCTCTTGCGGTCTCAGGCTGATATATACACTCCCGTTGCCCATATTGTTCCTGCTGGCTGTGAGTTTGCTTTCAGCTCACCGCCTGTGGTGATAAGAAAACTTCTTCCACCTTCGGATGAAAAGAAGTAGGCTTCTGTTGCTGGTCTATACCCTTCCGGCACCATTGCGATTGTTTCCCGAGCACTGAGTACAGACAGCACGACCCCTTCAAACTTGATCTCGCAGATTCCGCCTCTTTTTCTGATCCTCATGGTTCCGCCCGTCCACTTGCTTCCGCTTACTTTTGTCGGTTCGGCAGACGTCATAGCGTTTGGCTGCGGTATTGTACTTGTCGCCATATTCCTCTCGGCCTGGCTGTTTGATCAGTAAAGCGGAACCACTATTGTGAAATACGTTGCTTTGTCAGCGTTCTGTATGTTCAGCATTCTCAGTGTGTTCCCGCCAACAACGACTATTCCCGGATCCGATTGTCCATCCACTTTGACCGGTGCCGATACGCTGCTTATGTTGCTTACGCCCGATATTGTTCCGACATCTGTCTCATTGGCGATAGGCACCATTGTGTATAGCCCGTGTCCGCAAACGATCAGCAGGTTTCCCTGCCTCCGCGCTATCAGCCTTCCCCAGTTTCGGATGGCTGCTTTTGTGGAATCCAGCGTGATCGTCACTTCCTGCAGCTTGTTCTCTGCCGGTACTGTACTCGTTGCCATCAGAGGATCCCTCCCCCGATGTGATCAATCAGCCCTGTCTTTTCAGACCGCCTCAGACCTCCTTCCGGAGATCTTCCCGGAGAGCAGTTTACCTGTGCTGCCCTCCTTTCTTTTTGCTGTACCCCCCCCACGGTAAACCGTGGAAGCCTTACAAATCAACGCTTTCATGTCTTTCTCCTTTCTGTTATGTCATGGGTTCTTCCAGCCATAGCCATATATTGGTTGATCCGCTGATCGTTCCGCTGATCGTCACGCTGCCGTCGCTCGTCGTGATCGTCCAGTCGCTCCGCTGCGCTCCCGGATTGCTCAGCCGCATGCCTCCCGGCTTACAGATCATCGTGCTGGTGATCCGGCTGTCCGATATCGTTGTCGGCAGGCTGCTTACGCTGTTCTTGTTCAGCGCCAGCGGCATGAACAGCTGTTCAATACGTTTCAGTCCCAGGTAAACCTGCGCGTCCTCGCTGAATTCAATCACAGACGCCTTGCCGTTCTTGCTCAGGCTATTATTGGAAGCCTTCATAAAGGCCATCCGGTCACCTTCTGCATTAAAGAACAGCATAAACTGCGCCGTTGTCAGCTTGGTGGTGATCGTCACCGTCTCAAACTTATCCTGCAGCACCAGCTGGATCTGATACTCCGTCAGCCGGTCAAAGGTCTGTCTGCTCGTCGGCAGCAGGTTTCCGGTGTTGGCCGGATTCGACGCCGTGCTGTTCTGGCTTTTCAGGGTTACGGTCAGTGTGTTCGCCTGCTGGCCGCTGCCTATCTGTGTGTACGATGTGGTGATCGTATACTTAGCGTATGTTCCGAATACATCCGCTACACCGCCGCTGTCCACACGCCATACCTGCAGCGTGCCGCCTGGCTTGTTGTACTCCGTTACGGTGATCGTTGTTGTCTTCGTCACTGTCCGGCCCCGGCTGTCCGTTGCCTTGACCGTAATGGTGATCGTGCCCTTGATGTTCAGCAGGCCCGTTGTAAAGTCCAGCTTGTTATTGGCCGGATTGTTCACCGTCGTGTTGTAGCTGCTCCCGGAATAGCCGCTCAGGCTCAGCTCAATCTTGCTGATCGTGCTGCTACGAGCGCCCGCGGCTGTCGCTTCCACTCTGACGCCGCTTTTACCCTGTACGTAATAGTTGCCTACGTTCGCATATGTTGTCCCGCCGATGGTCCGCACAATGCTGGTCGTGATCTCGCTCAGTGTCGGTACAATCCCGTCCCGCACGTTATACACAAACCCGCTGATCGTGTATGTACCGATCTCCGTCGAGTTATCGCTCTTGTAGGTCTTTACCTGCAGTGTGCCGCCGTTCTTGCTGGTCGCGTTCGGGATCGCGTCCGCCCAGCTGTCCGGCACGGAGATGGTAACCTCCGTCGTGTTCGCGTTCACCGTCACCCAGCCGCTGTCCATCCCGGTACCGAAATACAGCCTGTATTTGTGCCTGTACTCCGCCTTGTCCGGCGTGATCGTCAGCTTAAAGTTTCCGTTACTCGTCAGGTTCTTATTGCTGGCCGTCGCTGTGCTCCGCTTCAGGTATTTGGCCTTCACGGTCACCGCCTGCGCCGGCATGGTGAACTGATTGCTCCCGCTCGGGATCAGCCCTGCCGGTGTGGTTTCCCATCCGTCGAAGTAATAGCCCTCCGCCGGCGTCTGGCTCACTGTCACGGTGTCCCCGTATGTAGCCGTGTTCCGGTTCAGGGTCACTGTACCCGTGCCTGACGGTGTCACCTGCTTTGTAATGGCATATGATATCTTTTCAAATGTCGCCGTTACGGTCACATTGCTTGCCGGCATGGTGAACTTGTTATTGTTGATTGTCCTGCTCGGGCTGGTTGCCAGACCAACCAGCCTGTAGCCGACCGCCGGCGTCGCTGTGATCGTGACCTCGTCGCCGATCTGCCCTGTGTTTTTATTGGTTGTCAGCGTGCCTCCGCCGCTCGGGGTTACAGTCCGGCTGATTGTGTAGCTGATCTTGTTAAACTTCGGTGTGATCTGGATGTCCCCGTTCGGCATAACGAAGGTCCACTTGTTTGTCCCGGCGCTGGTCATGGTGACCGCCGGGCTGCTTGTCGGCGCCGCTGCGGAATATCCCGCGCTCGGTACTGCTGTATAGGTAATTGTTTCTCCCGGTGCTGCCGTGCTTTTGTTAACAGACCAGTCACCGCCCTGGCCGCCGATACCGTATATGCTGAAGTTGTTATACGCTGTTTCAACCGTCACCGCTGTCCGGTACCGGAGAACGGTATAGTCACGCGTATCCCATCCGTCGTTGGCGATCGTATCCTCCATGATCAGATACAGCGCCTTTCCGGCCAGCGCCTGGCCGTTAGGGACGGTGAATTCTTTTGTATAATTACTGCTCTGCTTGTTAATCGTCGCCGTCCAGATCCGGATCTTATTGTTTCCCTGCGCATCGCACAGGTCCAGCCACACAGCCAGATTGTATGAGTAATGGTTGTTTCTCCACTGCGGACCGCCGGCTACCAGATCGTTCAGCGTGATCTTTGTCGGATACTCGCCGGCTTCCATTGTGATGCCGGTATAGACCGGCGTCTTAAACATTGTCTGATAATTATTCGGATCGTTGTTGCCGATCGCGCCGGTTCTCGTTGCCATCGTCTTACTCCTTCATCAGTCCCATGGCGCCGCCTTCGAAGATTTTCCACACAAAGTTGCCCATCTTCATGCTGTCCTCTACCTCACCCCTGGGGATATGAAAGCCTGTTCCTTCGTAGTATCCCATCTCTACGCCGTTCAGGTAGAACGTGATCCTGTCCGATGTAAAGGTAGCCACCTTGTTTGCATCGTTCAGCGTGCCGTCTTCGTTCGTCACGTTCTGACCGATCGCTATGCCAACTTTTCTCGGGCTGGTCTGCAGCTCGCCGCTGTAGATATATCCTCTCAGCGCCGTCTGGTAGTCCGAGATCCCGTTTACATTCGAAATGACAGTCTGCAGGGAATTGTAGATCTGCTGGATACCTTGCGCCGTTACCTGGAATTCAGCTGTTGTGCTCTCCTGGTAGGTGCCGAAAGCCTCGCTGATTGCTTCAACATTCCGGCTTAGCTGCGCCCGGATCTCCTCTTCCTCCGTCCGGCTGATCTCCGCGTTTTTGATGATCAGCTCCTTCAGGCCCTGCCGGTTCTCCTCCGCCGCTTCCGCGCCCTTCTGCGCGTTGATGATGGCTGTCTGTCCGTTCTCCGCCAGCTGCTCCAGGCTGATGTTCATCAGCGCCTCGTTCAGCTTCTGGCTCAACGTCTGCAGGTAACCGTGCAGGGTCTTCAGCTGCTCCTCCGCTGTGCCGCCCTGTGCCGGCGGATTATCGAAGAATACTTCAGCCATTGCCGCCTACCTCCATAATCCTGCTTATGTCATAGATCGTCGCATCGCCGTAGCCTATGATCTTGAACCGCACATGGTCGCACCGCTTCGGCACCACCGGCAACACAAATGTCTTCAGGTCTGTTCCGGTCTTCTCGCCCTTCACTTCCCAGTCTCCGTTGTCATATTTCATGTACAGCCGGATATAAGCGTTTTCGCCCAGCGCCATCCGGATCTTGAACTGGCTGATATACTTCTGGTTCCGGATCCGCTTCGGATCGTCATAGTTGCTTTCCTGCCTGTAATGCACCCCGTACAGGTCAAACTCCGCGCTCCAGTCCAGCGCTGTTTCTTCCGTTCCTACGGATCCCCTCACGCTCACCAGCGTGTTGTTCACTTCGTCTATGTAGAACAGTTCATCCTCCACTGTCCCGAAGTCCAGCGCTTTTGTGCTGTCCTCTTTCCACCAGGTCCCGTGCTTCGTGTCGTATACCATCATCACAAAACTGTCGTTTTTATCCTTCATGCTGATGTAATACTTGTCTCCCAGCACGCCCGCCCTGGCTTCCTTATACAGCTCTTCGCCCAGCTGCTCGCTCACCGGCTGCGGCATGTTCCCGTCGTACATCATGATGCCGTCCCGGCTCTTGTAGTACACGTTCTCCGCCACAACCACCACGCTGCGCCAGCTGCCTTCCTGCACGCCCCGGCACTGCGTTGTCTGGATCTGGTACGTTGTCGGCGTCATGCCGCTTACGCGGTGAATGCAGTTCTCCTTGAAGAAAACCGGATATCCCCGCTGCGTCACCGCTCCGGTAAACGGACCGTCCGTACCCACTCCCGCCGTATAGCTGTCTGTCGAAAGGTTCATAATCCGGTTCCATACCCGGAAATCACCCAGCGCGCTGGCGTAGATCTCGTTCACAAACTGTCCGTCCTGGATGCCGTACCGGCACCCCCACAGCCGGTTGTTGCTTTCCACAATGTAGTCCAGCTCCGGGATCGTCTGGTCCGCGTGCACCGTGTCGTCTGCCAGGTCTCCCTGCTCTACCGCCGCGCTCAGCAGTCCGGCTACCACAACGTAATCTTCACCCGCCGCGTAGACAATCATGCTGCCGTTGAGCATGCTCACCTGATCCGCGATAATCGGATCCGGATTCTCTCCGCCCAGCCTCATCCCGCTGATATTGATTACGTCGTATTCCTTCAGCCCGCTGCCGATGCCGTTGCCGTGGATCCGCACATAGGTGGTCGTTACCTCCATCCATTCCTTCACGCTGGCCATATACTGCCGCATGACGGCCTTTCCGCTTCCTTCGTCCAGCCACAGCGCCCCGTTCTCCGGATCCGCCGGCGCGCTGCCGCCCCGGGTGATCTGCGTCATGTCATAGTTCGTTCCGTCGTTCCGGCACATGATCAGGCCGATGCTCTGGCCGTTCGCTGTCCATAGCTTTTCCATGCTGCCCCGGTCGCTCAGGTCTGCCGTGTTGAAGTAAACCTTGTCCGGGAAGATACACACATAGGCGCCCATGCTGACGATCTTTTTCGGCAGCATTGACGCCTCCGCGCTCACCGTTACACCCTGTACCGGCACAAAGTTGTAATAGATCTCCGTCCCCCGGATGAATACCAGCTGATCCCTCCCGTGGATCCCGATCAGCTTTACCGGTTCCTGGCCTTCCAGGTCATAGCTGGTTATGCCCCGCTTCCTTCTCGGCGTTAACAGCGGAAACAGATCTCCGCTCAGGTTCTCCATGTCGTACATCTCGCCGTCGCTGATGATCTGGTTATGGTTGTAGCCGTAGAAGCTGCTGGTCATCAGGATGGATTTTGCTGCCGGCTGCAGCTGAGGCATGTTTCGCATGGCTTTACTCCTTATATGATAAATCGCGGGTACCGTGTAATCGGCATATGCTCCCGCCGCCAGTAATCTCCAAACTCATCCCAGGCTGTCTTGAACAGCGTCCTGTGGTTGTTGAATTCGTCCCATTCCCTGTTCTGCTCGTCCAGCCTGCTCAGCACCCAATACACATACACCATGTGGTACGGTTCCTTTACCAGCAGCTCCGTGCTCCCATCCGTTTCGCTGTTGTATGTCGGGCAGGTTTCTTCCGCCTCCGTATGCACATGCTTCATCAGGATTTCCCTGTGGATCTTGCCCTCCAGCTCGCTGATGAAGCTGATCTTCGCCGCTGCGCTCATCGTGTTCGGCTGCATCTCGTCCACAAGGTTCAGCGCTTCCTGTATTGTCATAGCGTCCTCCCTCAAAAAAGCAGGCGGGAATACTTCTGCACTCCCGCCTGCATGCGTTTTACCCTCTGATCTCTTCTTTTTCGTGCGGGTTGGTGATCGGGTCCTTTACCTGGATCTCTTCGTCCGCAAAGTTCTTCGCGTGCTCCTCCGCCCGGATCATGTTCACCAGCGTTTCCGCGAAAGGCAGCTTCATCTTCTGATAGCTGTTGTTCGCGGGCAGCTGCGCGCTCCGGCCGTTGATGTTCAGCCAGTAGTACGGGTCGTTGCTGTCCCGCCGTACCGGCACCCGGATCTCGACGTCGATCGTCCAGGGATTGATCCCTTTCTCCGCTGCCTCCTGGCATTTCTGCTGCACAACCTCGAAGTCGTTGCCCGCGGCCATTGCCGCGTTCATCTTTTCCGCCGCTGCCAGCTTCGCTTCCGCTTCGGCCAGCTTCGCTTCCATCTCTGCCAGCCGCTTGTCCCGTTCATCCGGCACTCTCGTGCCGGGCTTCGGTGCTTCCGCGCCTTCCGGTACCAGCTTCGTGGGATCCTCAATCAGGCTCGCTGCGCCTTCCGGCGTCTGGTTTGCGGTGTTCTCCGTCAGGTTCCCGGTCGTTTTTTCTTTGGTAGCCATTGTTCTTTTCCTTTCTGCCCGTTAGGCGGGCGACTCCTTATTGGTTTATACCTTCACCAGGGTGCCGGCCTTTACCAGCTCGGCCACAATCTCCGCGCTCAGCGTCACCGCCTGGCCGCTGCCTTCCACGCCTACGATGGCGCCGTTCGGGCCCTGCACCAGCTTCAGGTTCCGCTGCAGGTGCGTCTTGCTGCCGTTCACCCAGACATCGCAGTTCTCGACGATCTTGTACACGTTGTTCTTCTTGCTCTTCACAACAATCACAACGTCGGCGGAGCCCATCTTGAAGCTGTAGGCGCCCTGGGCGCTCTTCTCCAGCGTCACGCCGCCGCTCAGCACTTCCACGCTGTCCAGCTCATAGGTGCTGGCCGGGGTCAGGGTTAGGCTCACGGTGGTGTTGGCCTGCACATCGCTGCTGGCGCTCGCGGTGGCGGCTGTCATGCCGTCATCCTTCATTACCGTCACGCTGTGCCCGCCGGCGAACAGCTGCAGGTTCAGAAACTTTTTCATGGTTTTTTACCGCTCCTTTCTTACGGGTATGCCCGGACGGCTTGCCGCCGTCCGGGCTGTCCTTCTTCCTTAGGCGGCTTCGTAGTCAGCCAGGCCCAGGTTATCCTCTTCCACATCGCTGTAGCTGGATCCGCTCCACAGTACCAGCATCCGCTCCTGGTAGAGAATCTTGCAGGCCATGCTGCCCTTCACGCCCACGGTACCGAACTGGTTCAGCGGGCCGCCGACCTCGTCCTCGTTCTTGATGATCAGCTGCATGTTGCCGCCTTCCGGATCAACGATCGCGAAAGCGTCCTTCGCAAAGATCAGGGTCTTGAACGTGGCGTAGGTCTGGCCTTCCGCCTTGATGACGGGCGCCAGGTTGCTTTCCACAAAGCGGATGCCGTGCATACGGCCGATCTCGCCGGTGAAAATCTCCTCGCTTGCGTCATACTTGTGGCTTTCGATCCAGGCCTGGTCATTCAGCCGCAGGTCCTCCGCCACATCCGGATGCACCACGGCCACATAGTAGTTGCCTTCGTACTTCCGCATCTTGGCGGTCTTCTTCAGCTGTGTGGCAGCCTTCGCCAGCATCCGGCCGGTGACGTTACAGTTATAGGTGGCCAGGGCGGTCTGCAGTTCGGCTTCGCTGGAGGGCTGGCCGGCAACCGCGCCGGTTGTCTTGTCCGTCTTCTCCGCGAACAGCAGGTTGGTACCGCCGCACAGCGTGTTCCGGATCAGCTCTTCATAGGTCAGCGCGTAGCTGGCGCTCAGTTCTTCCTCAGCACCCAGCACGATCGGGTGTACGCCGTGCTTTTTGCTCAGGTCGGAGATCGCCACATAGTCGCCGTACTGGCTGATGGACACGGTGATGGCCACAATACCCATCTTCTTGCCGGTCGGGATGACGGCTTCCTTCAGCTTGTGCACCCGGCCCAGCGTCTGCCAGCGGGTCCACTCGATGCTCGTGCCTTCATTGTCCGGCAGCGTCTGCTTCATACCCAGCTGGCCGTAGATCATCTGATCCCGGGTGTTGTCCAGCATGTCCGTCTCGAAGAAGGTTTTGTTCAGCGGCCCCAGGTCCGTACTGCCGGGGGTAAAACCTTCAACAGCTCCGGTATGCGCGTTGGTATATCCGCCCAGCGCGTTTACCACAGTGCCCGCCTCAGCGAACAGCTGCGGAAAATAAATCAGTCTGTTCATTTTCAGTTCCTTTCTCTAATCAAAGCTCACCGTCCTGTCCGGATGCGCCTTGATATAGTCTTTCAGTTTTTTGCGTTCTTTCCGGTCCATTGCCGCGGGGTTCATCCGCGGTTCTGCTGCCGCTGCCTGGCTCATCCCGCTCATGGCGCCTTCGCCGGGTCTGCCCCGCTGCGCCTGGATGGTCTGGCCAAGCTGTGCCCTGGTCCTGTCCATGCCGTAGGCCATGGCCTGCTTCTGCAATTCCTTGCCGTGCTTAGCCATATAGGCCTGTTCAAAGCTCATGCCGACAGCCGGGCTGGTCCAGTTGAAAAACTCCGGATCCTGCATTTCCTTGAAGAAGTCAATGTTCGGATATACCTTTCTGAGCTCTTCAAACTGGCTGTACAGGGCGTGTACATGGGCGTCATTGGCTGCTGCTTCCGCGGCACGGTCGTTCCGCGCTTTCTCTTCTTCCAGGCCTTTGACGTATTTCAGCTGCTCAACAGTCATGTTGCGCTCTTCGGCTTCCGCCTCGTAAACACTGTCATCGCCCTGGATGATCTGCGCCAGTTCTTCCAGCGACTGCGCGCCCGCCTTCTTCATCACATAGTCGATGATCGGCTTCTGTGATTCCAGCTGCCGGCTTGCGTCCGCCTGGTTCTTAAACCGGTCCTTGATCGTGGCTGCCACATCGGCGCCGTATTCGTCCTTGTACAGTTCCTTGATCTCGTTCCACGGCCTCCGCCCGTCTGTTGCGGGCTGCACCGTTTCCCCTGCAGGCTCCTGTCCCGCCTGTCCCTGCGGCATCCCGGCCGGTACCTGCGCCGGTACCTGCTGTGCCTGCTGCATCGGCTTTTGCGCATAAGCCTTCCGCATTTCAGGGTGATGTTTCATCTGCCTGTTCAGCGCTGCAGCGACCTTCGCGTTGGCAACCTGGGTGCCGTCCGGCATTGTCTGCCCTACGGTGAATTCCCCTTCCATGGCTGCCGGTGTTTCAGCTGCTCCTGTTTCCGCTCCTCCGCCTGCCGGCACTGCGGCAGCACCCTGTTCTCCGGCAAACATCTGCAGAAACATTAAAAGTTTATTCATGGTTTTCTCCCTTCTGCCCGTTGGTGGGCGATCCCTTAGTTATATTGTGTCACATCAGGTTCTAAAACCGAAGGTACACACTCTTTACGCCGGCCGGCTCGCCTGCTGCACCCGGTCCCTGGCGTTGCTGACGATCGCGTTTTCCTGTCCCCGGCCGAACATGTTGCCGCTGTTGTCCATGCTCTGCCGGCTCTGGTCCATCATGCCGCCGACGCCTCCGCCGCTCTGCATGCCGATGTCCGCGGCCACTCCCTGCAGCACCTGGGCCAGCTGCGCCTGGATCGCCGGTTTGTCCGCTGTCGCCTGGAGGGCAATCTGTGCCACCATGGCCAGCACTTCCCGGATCGTGCCCTGCTGCTCCAGCTGGTCTATCAGCTCTTCCTTCCCGCGGAAGTCCATCATCTTCAGCAGCATAAGCGACTGATCCACCAGCTGCGGGTTAAAGATGCCCATACCCCAGAACTGCACGCCCAGCTCATTGTTCGCCATCTTGTTAAAGACGGTTTCCCGCTGCGCCTGCACTTCAATGTCGAACACCGGCAGCCGCAGTCCCGGTTCCTGTCCGGGAAGGTTCGGGATCTGCTGTACCTGCAGACCGCTGTTATCGTACTGGACGTATTCCTTCTTGCCCTGGTCACCGATGATCCGGAAGATCCGCGGCACGCTGTAGAACTGCCGCAGCCGCTCGATCACCATGTACACCAGCTCCCGGTATACCCGGTACGCGGCCTTGTTGCTGTCCTTGCTGGTCTTGCCCGCCGCTTCCTGCAGGGCCGCAATCCCGCTGGCCGCCGTCACTCCCTGCGGCGTGCTGCCGTTCACCACGTCCGTGCTGCCGGTGATGTACTTGATCGCGTCAATGTGATGCTGCAGCATGTTCATGGCGCCTCCGCCCAGATCAGGCACTTCCACCGGCCGCAGGCTGTCCTGCCCCAGGTTGCTGTTTGTGTGGATGATCGCCTTCTGCAGGTTCATAAACTCTTCTTCATTGATCCCGCCGTCCTGCCGGCTGAAGTACCGCGGCCTGCTGCGCATGATCGCGTTCAGCGTCATGGCGTCATCCAGCAGATCCGTCTTGATCTGCTCGCCCACTGCGATGTCCGTATAGCCGTATCCTGCCGGGCTGCCCTCCACCGGGAAAAGCGTATCCAGCACAAACGGATAGTTTCCGTCATGGTAGTATCCTTCCATCAGGTCCTCATCGCCCTGCATGGCCAGCTCTTCGCTGCTGTACAGGCATTCCGTGCCCACGAACTTGCAGTAGTGCAGCACCCTCCGCCCGTTCATCCGCTTCTTGTAGTACCAGTCGATCACCACGGCCTTGTTCTGCAGGTCCAGGTTGTCATCCGTCTTGTACTGGTCGATGAAGTGTTTGTCTCCCAGCGGCTTGCCCTTCAGCTGCGGATATTCCTCGTACAGTTCTTCCTTGTCCACATAGGTGGTGAAGAACAGATTCCGGCTGTCCTGGATCTCGTTCACTCCCGGCTCCCAGTACAGGTTCAGCATGTTCACCTTCGTAATGGCAATGTCACCCAGGCCGCCTGCTTTGCTGCTGTCCCAGAACACGCCGTAGGCACCTGTGCCTTCCCGCAGTTTCTGATACTGCACCGCGCTGTAGGTCTTTTCGAAGTCGTTCATCTCCATGGCTACCGGTACAATGCTGCTCAGCTGCTTGGCCTCCGCCTCATCGTCCTGCACCCTGGGCAGGATGTTCGGTTCCGGATAGCTGTCCATGGCGTCCGCGTGCTTGCTGATAATGCTGTACCACAGCCACGCCGTCGCCTTCGGGATCTCCGTCAGGCTTCCGCTCTTCATCATCCGCTCGATCACGTCCCAGTTGTTCAGCTTCCACCATTCCTGGCTTTTTTTGATCCGGTCGTTCACGCTTGATTTCCCGCTGCGATAACGCAGCAGGGTATTCATCGCGCTGTTCAGCCGCTCTTTGGTCATGATCCGGCCTCCGGCTCCCGCGCCTTCGCCCGGTATACTCTGCCCGCTCATCTCTGCCAGGCTCTCCAGGCCCATCCGCCGTCCCAGCATATAGGCATCCTGCGCTTCCTGGGTCAGGCTGCCCTCCAGCCCGTCAATGCTCGCCCCGCTGTGCTGCAGGGGCACCGTGCCGCGCTTCTTCCGGCCTGTCTGCTGTGCCGGATCCTGCGCTTCGCCCATGGTCGGAACACCGCCCGGGAGCATGCCGTCCATCTGCATATTCCGCTGGATGCCGTCCCTCGCTCCGCGGATCTGCTGCATTTCCTCCGCCGCGCCGATCGGCTGCTGTCCCCGCAGCCTGTCCCTCATCCTGTCAAATACCGCCACTGTCCTGTACCTCCTCCATCTTGATGTTCTCCGGATAGTTTTCCGCTATGGCCTTCAGGCCCATCACCGTCAGCCTGTAGTAGTCCCTGGCCGTCCTTCTGTAATGCTCTGCGATCGGGTGCGCCCTGATCGTTACCTCCGGCGGTTCTGTCTCCATGGTCCACACCGCCTGTATGTGCCCTTTGTCCTGCTCCTCGTTCAGCATGTTGATCAGCGCGCATGTCAGCGAGCTGATCCCTGCGCATATAATGTCCGTCCCTGCCGCTCCTCCGCCCGCGTGATCCTTTACGTGCAGGTAAAGGCCGTTCACGCTGTATCTGATCCGCGTCATGCCCTTCTCCTTTCAAACTGTCCCAGCGGGTCAATGCCCCACAGCGGGTTGTATTCCGGTTCAGGCACCAGCGGCTTCACCTTCCGCAGCTGGCACATGTACCTGATATCATCGGCGGCATGATCCTCCATTTTTGTGTTCACATCCTCCAGGATGTGCTCGTCGTGCTCCAGCAGCGGCAGCGTCCGGATCGTGTCCCTGCAGTTCTTGAAAAACTGTATTCGCGGCTGGCCGTACTGGTTAAACTGCATCCGGTACCGCACCTGGTCCCAGCCCGGGATCCGGTTGTTGTCGCCCTCCTGGAAGTAAACCCCGTACAGCATGCCTTTCTCGGCTACGCTCGGCCCGTCCTGGTGCTTGAAGATCGCCGGGTCCGCCACGCCGGTGATCCGCTTCCCTGCCAGCCACGGGTGCTCCCGCTCGATCCTGGCGATCTGCTGGAACAGGTATTCACTCGGCCAGCCGGTGCCCATGTCCGGCATGGCCTCTCCGCCGCTGTGCTGCACCGTATACAGCTCCATGATCCTGTAGAGCACATCGTCCTCGCTCAGCACCCACCAGCCAACGGAGCTGGGCCGGAATGTCCCCCAGTCGAAGCTCCGGAACACCGGCCAGTTCGGCCGCGGTCTGAACGGGTTGATCACATGCGTCCACAGCTTATCGTCGTAGTGATCCGGATCGTTTACAAAATCGAAGAACTGGCCGCTGTAGACATCCCAGGACCCGTCCCTCCAGGCCTCCCGGATCTTCGGCGGAAGGTTGTCCAGGAAGCTCACATACTCTGGGCTGTACTTCTGCAGGATCTTGTTGTCCGTCACCTTGGCCTGGATGAAGCTGTAATCTTCCGGCTTCTCGTTCCCCTTGAAGTTCCTGTCCACGAACAGGCGCCGGATGTACTGATGCCCCGGCCCGCCCGGGTTGCAGGTGTAGAAAACCCTGTGCGGAAAGTCGTTGATACCGCGGCAGCTGGCCGCGATCTTCTTCAGCCAGTCTTCCGGCAGCTGTGTGGCTTCCTCGATGAAGATCTCGTCATATTCAATTCCCTGCATATGGGTGACCTGGTTCTCGTTATCGCAGTAGGCAAACTGGATAATGCTCCCGTTGCGGAAGTAGAAGCAGTAGTCCTTCCCGTTCCACTTCGCGTCACCCTTGGTCATCAGCTTCAGCGGTTCCAGGTGGTTCTTAGTCAGGTCCACGAGTGTCCGCCGCAATATGCAGATCCGGATCCCCGGATAGTTCTTGGCGTCCATGTACGACTTCTGCCGGATCACCCAGCTCTTGCCTCCGCCACGGGCGCCTCCGTAGGCCGTGTGCCGGGTCGTGCTGTTCAGGAACATGAACTGTTTCCGGTTCGGATAGATATGGAGCTCACTCATTGCCGGCACCTTCCTTCTGTTCCGGCTGCTCCTCCGCCTCTTCCTCCGGTTCGTGGACGTAGATGATCTGCACGCCCTCTTCTCCGCCGGTCTCCTTCTGCGCCTTCAGCTCCCGCTGCAGCTTCTGCTCCTCCTTCCATTTCTTCGCTGCAAACTTCTGGTCTATGTTCTTCAGCCCGTGCAGGTCCCGCTGCGTCATCGCCGCCGTCTGGATCGCCCTGGTCAGGCTCTCCGCGTTCCTCAGCTCGCCTTTGTCGGTAAAAAGCAGCTTCGGGTCTTCCTTCACCATCTTTGCCAGCTCCACCAGCGCGTCCATGGCGTCATCCTGGGCGGTGATCAGCTTGGCCAGCTTGTTCGCGCGCGCGCACGCTATGCGCGTGGTAAGCTGCTCCTCTGTTTTTTCCCGGATTTTTCCCTTGGCTTTTCCCCAGCCTTCATTAGAGGCGCGGTTCTGAAGGGTCTTCAATTTCACTCCGTATTTCTCTGCCAGCTCCTTCTGCGTGATTCCACCCTTCAGCCACTCCGCGCGGATCTTTCCCCACGGTATATTTGCCATTTTGCTTTTCCCCCTCTGCCCGTCCAGGTGGGCGAATCCTCACTATCATTTTTTCACATCCTTCCCGAAAACCGAAGGTACACACAAAAAGAGCGGCTTTTCTGCCGCTCTTTTTAACTCTAACCTCTTCACTTTTCACTCTGCACTTCTTCAGGCTCCCCGTTCCAGATCCGGGCGTATTCTTCGTCCGTTGTGTCGCCGTACATCTCGTCCGTCTCGGCCTTCATCTTCTGGTAGGTCTCCCGCAGTTCCTGCTGGATCTCCTCTTCGGTGTATTTAGGCTCGCTCGTCTTCACCAGGTAGGCAAACGAATATTTGTACCCCGTCTTCCCGTCCGTGTCTTTGACTTTCTGCTCGTTCACCAGCCAGAACAGCGTCCCGTCCAGCATCTTCTTTCCGCGGGCGTTCAATTCCCCCTGCTGCTTGTAGAAATCGTCCAGCAGTTTCAGCACGGTCTCGCCGATCGCGTTCACCCGGTTACGATGGCCGCCCAGGCATAAAATCTCCGCCTTCCTGCAGATCTCCTTCCGCATGCCCCGCAGCTTCTTCATGTACTTGCTTATTGTGTGCTGGTCTTTTTTGATTTTTTGTTCTTTTCGCATTGTATCCCTCCACCTTTCTCATCACACAATGTATATATACTCCGTCCACTATGTCGCTGAAATGTACATTGTGTTCCATCAGCACATAGCCGGGATATATCTTTTCCATAACCTGCTTGGCGTCCGCATTGAAATAGCGCGCCAGCAGTTTCACTTTGCGGTTGCTTATTTTGCTGTCGCTCTTATGCTCTTTGATTTTTGTTTTCAAATTCCGCGTGCCACTCCACATGTGGATGTATTCCCGCTCGCCTCTCGCCTTGGCCAGCTCGTTCTGCTTATACAGGTAGTTCGCGTATCCTTCCGGTCCCTTGTCCCAGGTCTGCAGCGGCGAGCTGTTCACAATGCCCTTGCCCCACAGCTTTATGATTTTCTTCTGGTCTATTCCGCCGTTCATAATGCCATGTATGTGCATCCGCTGGTCCGCGTCCCGGCCGATGGTCCACATACATTTCAATTCAGGCAGTCCGTTCTTTTCCCGCCAGCGCCGCACGCGCAGCAGAAAATTGCGGAAGTCCTTCCGGCAGCGTTTCAGGTCCTCCGGTTCCTCCGCGTATGTCAGGGTGAAGGTGTCATCCTCCATCACGTTAAAGTTTTCTTCGATCAGCAGGATTAGCCGGCGCTTTGCGTTTCTGATGTTCAGCTTTTTCATGCTGTCCGGCGTCCCGCGCTTTATCGCTTTCTTGGCTACCTGCTCCATGGCCTTTCCGAAAATCGGATAAATGTCCGCCTCCAGCCTGGTGCCGGCCTTGGTCGTCGCCGTCCTGTAGCCCATGGATCCTACGCGGATATTTGATTCCTCACTTCTCCAGTATTCTCCCAGCAGGTTATCCTCGTTTGTAGGGACCGCGTCGAACAGTCCTTCGTATTCCCATGCCATTGACCGGTCCCCTCCTTCCTGCTGTGCTGTCCTCTGCTTTTGCCTCGCCGGCGGCTATCCTCGCGGGGAACCGCTGCGCTCCCCCGCGACCCCTCCGCTATCAGCAGCGTTATTTTTTGATTGATTGATGATTCAGTGATTTTATGTGCACTCTTTTAATATTCATTACAAGGCTCATTATGAGGAGCCCGTTCCTCACTTCGCAGCGCTGCCCGCTGCCGGGTACCTGGTACCGTCTGTTTGCGGAGAGTGTAGGATTCGAACCCACGGTGACCTTCGCCACTTCGGTTTTCTGGACCGCTGCCTTAAGCCTCTCGGCCAACTCTCCGTATAAAAGCGAAGCGTGAAGGATTCGAACCTCCGGTGACCGCAGCCACTCCGGTTTAGCAAACCGGCGCAATAAGCCTCTCTGCCAACGCTCCATGTTGCGGATCCCATCCCGCCTTTCGCAGCGCCGCCGTGCAATGCCCGCTGCCGGGAACCGTATATAAGGAAAGGAGATGCCAGGCAAGGGGAACCGCAAACCCTTGCCTGTGGTGACCGCGGCCGGACTCGAACCGGCGCCCGTGAGGATCTATGAGTCCCCTGCTCTGCCTCTGAGCTACACGGTCATGTCGGGGCGGATCCTCCGCCCCGGGGATGTTACTTGTATGCATCCAGGTTGATGCCTTCGATCACGGCCCGCACTTCCAGCATGTGCAGGTAGTCTCCCATGGTGTGCTGCTGGGCCCGCAGCAGATCATCCGGGCAGTCATGCTCCGGCATTTCTACCTTCTTCTTGCCCTCCGCTTTCGCCGTGGCCCACTCGATATAGCAGGATCCGTTCGCCTGTTTCGCCGCTTCGATCCTGTTGTTGAATGCTTTCAGCTTCTCGTACCGGATCTTGGTCTGGTAGTATTCCGCCACAAACCGCTTTTTGTAGTCCCGGCTCATCATCAGCGCCCGGGTGTCATACAGGCTGGCAATCCGGAACGGATCCTTAATCGAATCCTCCATCGCTGCATCCGCCATCACTCTTGCTGTCCGCAGGCATGCTTCCGTTCCCGGATCCATCTCACTGTACGGTTCGAATACTTCGTCTGCCATTTCTTTGTCCTCCTTAATGTATTTTATTAGCAGGTCATAAAATAACCTTGCTCCTGCGTAAGTAATAGTTGTTCCGCCGAAAACTCTGCGGTCTAGAAATTCTTTCAGTTCCTTTAACTGCTGTTCTTTAAAACTCATCTGCTCTCTGCCTCTCCGATGCTTCTCTGCCTATTCACGGTTTCATCATGTCTAACGCTTTCCTTCTATTTCAAGATTTTTTAACGGACACCATTGAGGTTTTGGATATTCTATTATCCTGTTCTCAATGACACATCGTCTGCTATACCAATCGTCCTGCACACCGTCTTTAAATTTCAGCTGCATTGGACACTCATGGCATTCTGTCGGCATTTCTGGTAGTTCAATTCCTATCAGCATCCTGCTCACCTTCCTTCCGCTTCGCAAACGCATACAGGAGGAACGCAATATTTTTCAGCAATCTTATCATCGAGATGCCGAAGGTTTCTCACCTTCACATCACACCTAACCCTTGCTTCTCCCATGTTAACTCTGCAACGGTATAAGGTTTCCAACGCTTCAATGACTTGATCTTTAGTGAAAACCATCTCTTGATATGCCCTTATTGCATCATCTTGAAGCTTCGCAAGGTTTCGCAGGTCGGCTGCGTCCATTTTGTTCAGAATATCGTTCATTATTTATGCTCAGCGTCCTTCCTGCTCAAAGTCCCTTTCTTCGCGCATCTTGTTTTTGTCTTTTTTCTTTCCGCAATATGGGCAAAACTTCATTTGATTTGCGTAATAGCATACTGTTTCTGGATTCGTTATGTTGATATTGCGACCACAATCAGAGCAAACTATATACCCCATATATGTTTTGTCGTTATATTTCCAATATCCGACCTCTTTTTCTTTCACTAACTCCGTCCCCCTTCCATGCCGTGAATACCGTCATTTGACCAATCAACAGGTGTTCCACACCATTTGCAAAATCTGATACTTTGAACGTAATAGGTGCTAAACCTGTCTTTGTTCTCAAGACAACCGCTACAATTACCGCAATACGCTTTTCCCTTTTTCCATGTTGGCGATTTTTCACGTTTTGCTTTCAGCAATTCAAGAATTACGTCTGCGGACTCAAAATCAAGTTCCACGCTAACTTCATCCATGTTACGAACAGAATAGTTAATTTGATCTTCAAGCACTTGTATTGCTTTAGAAAGTTTGCCCAATTTCTCACTCCCTTATGCCGTGAATACCGTCATTATCGCGGCTCATGGTATGCTGCTTCTCCTATTCCGCATGCCGGCTCATGGTAAGCAGGCTCTCCTATTCCGCACTCCGGCTCGTAGTATGCAGCCTCCCCGATCCCGCAGGCTGTCACCCTGGGTGCAGCTGCTGTCTTTCCTCCGCCTGCCGGCGCCTGGAAGCCCATCAGCATCATTACGGCCAGCATGATAGCGATCACTTTAATCATCATCTGTTTCCTCTCCTTTCTTCTCCCTGTAGTTCACCCTGATCATCTCGGCCTTCCGCTGCGCGCAGATCTCCCGCGCCTCTTCCTCGGTGAACCGCAGCGCCTTCTTCTTGTCCTGGGTGCCGTATACGTATGTCGGTCCTTCGCCCTTCTTCCTGTCGCCCTTCTCGATCGCCGTCAGGTAGGCTTCCGCACCTCCGCAGCGGATGATCCATTCTTTCTTGTGGTATTCTCTGCTCATTTGTCCATCCTCCGCAGGATCTGTGCCAGGTAGTCCTCAATCTTTCCAATGTGCAGAATCAGCTCTGCCATTGTTATCTGAATCGTGTTCTCTGTTCCTGTGAACTTCCCGGCCAGGAACCGCATCAGCTTCGTCTGGTCGGTCATTTCCTGTTTTTCCTCCGCCGTCTGCAGATCCATGCTGATCTGCCCCGGGCACTCTTCCTCCAGGTTGTCCGTCCGGATCTGCTGTTGCGCCATCGGCAGCTTCTCAACCGGCACAAACCTTTCGATCTTTCCCTTTTCCTTCTTGTTTCTCTCGGCGTTGTTCTTCTCGTACTGCTCCACATTGAACCCCGCCGTGCAGATCCGGCTCATGGTCGCCGGGCTTACGCCCAGCAGCCCCGCCACTTCCTTCACCGTGGCCTTCGGATCCTTAAACATCATCTCAGCCTTCCGGCAGAGCTTCTGGTCTATCACTGTTCTCGGTTTACTCATGGCGATCTCCTTTCACGTTCCGATCGTTTTCTTCTGTCCTGCCACCGGGTTAAACAGCACCATCACGCCGCCCACCGCCCGGGCCAGCGCCTCCGCCTTCTCCCGGTCCCTTGTCCTGTATGCGTCGTATATGCTGTCGCTCCATCTCAGGTCACAGCTTCCCAGGATTCTCCCCACCAGGTACCGGCCATGCTTCCTGATCACCAGGCATGTATATAGCCGTATGTCCATTTGCTTTTTCCTTCTCCTCCCGGGCCGCATAGGCTGCCAGCGGATCTGCCGCGTTGATCGGATCATCCAAGCTTGTTCCTTCCGGCGCTGTGTAGCTTGTCTCCATGTACATCGCGTATCTCACCGGATCCGGATCATCGAATTCCTTCTGGATGTTCTCCGGCGCTCCGTGCTCCATAACCTCGTTCTGCCAGTCCGCCAGCGCCTTCCGCACCGGCTCGCTCTCGTATGCCTGGATCAGCTCCTGCATGATTCTGCATTTCTCTTCCAGCATGTAGAACAGGTCTTCCTCGCCCTCCGCCGGTTCCAGTCCCTTATGCTCCTTGCTGCATAGCTTCTTCAGTCCCCTGAAGTGTTCCAGGCATTCCAGCAGCACATTCCTTCTCGTAATCTCCCCGGTCATGCTCTCACCCGTCCTTCTTATGGTTGATCCTCGTCTTCGGCGCCACATACCGCCCGCTGCTCTTGCTGTATCTCACCGTCGGCGGAAATATGTGCCCCTGGTTCTTCTGGATCAGGAAGACATGCTTTTTCTTCTGCTCTTCCTGGTACGCCTTGTAATCCTCGCACCCGTCCCAGCAGGCGCTGTGCCTGTCCGGGCAGTTCATGCACGGTCTGTGCCTGTCAGGTCCCGCCATTGCCCCAGCCTCCCGCGTGGAAAGTCTGCTCCCAGCTGATGTGCGCGTTGGCCATCGGGTAAACCCTGTCCGGTTCCACTGTCCGCCCGCCGAATACTCCGCATGTCTCCAGCACGAACCAGGTCACCAGGATCACCATGATCGCCAGCATCACTGCCGCGAATACTTTCCTTTCTTTTTCCGCTGTGGTATACTTTCTGTGGTTTTTCATATAAATTTCCTTTCTGGCTGCTGATGTGCCACCATCAGCGGCCTTCTTTGTTTTCCGGATAAAGCAGGCCGTTCTCTTCTGCCCACTCCTGTTCCGTCTTCTTGTCATTACTGCCCATGCAGATAATGATCACCGTAAATCCCATAACCTCACCGATCACCAGGCAGATCAGCGCCCACCACCACGGAATCATGCGCCCTTCTCCTTTCTTCCCGCCGCAGCGGCTCATTCTGAATTCTGAATTCTGAATTGTTATTATTCGTCCTCCTCCCATTTCATGTGCTTCCAGCTCAGGTAATGCTCGCACCGCTCATAGCACCCTTCGCAGAAGATCCGCTTCTGTTTGCTGCATCTGCTTTCGTGCCGGAAGCGTATCTCCACCGTCTCACTGTCGGGCACGTGACTTTCACACCGGATCCAGTTCTGGGACGCCGCCCTGAACAGCGGGCAAAGCGTTGATATGCTCTCTGCCGTGCCCGCTCCCTTCCTGCTCACTGTTCAGCCTCCTTTTCTCCGCCTCTGCCTATCAGCACCTGGCATATTTTCTGGAAGTCCTTTTCCACCACCGTTGCCCGCTCAGCTTCTATCACCTGCCCGGTCTCTCTGCTGACCGTGACAACGACCGGGATTTTATCTATCACGGTCAGCCCCTCCTTTTTACTCGTCGTTTTCCAGCGGCTCGTCTGTCTCTTCTTTCCTCTTGGTCGGTTCGCTTCCGTTCAGTTCCAGCATCCACTGTGCTGTTGTCATGGCCTCCATGCTGTCAAAGATCAGCAGTAGCTTGTTCGGGTGTACTATGTTTTGCTTTATTTCCACCAGGCCTTCGTATTCTTTGACCGTTTCAATAAGCAGCTCCAGCTGCTCTTCCTCATCCGGCAGTCCAGGAGGCACTCCGGCTATAAAGCAGTACATATCAGCCGTCTTCCTCCTCGTCACCTTCCAGCAGCTCGTCTATGGTTATCTGGTTGTCCATCAGCAGGTACCTCCTTCGCTCCGCGGATCCACCATGATGGTGCAGGGCTCCGTTACCGTGCCTTCGCACTCATGCTTCAGCGGCACGGTTGCCGTGCTCTTGAATCCGATTTTCGGCACCTTCTTGATCTCGCCGGTTTCCCTGTCCTGTTCCTCTTTGATTTCAAACTTCAGTTTCAGGGTTACTGTGCCTTCCATGCTGCCGGTCGTGATGGCCTTATTGATCGTGTGCTGCAGCAGCGCGTTGAATCCCGCTTTTGCCTGCACCAGCGCCGGGTGGTCAATCGACAGTGTGTGCTTGTTCATTCCGCTTCGTCCTTTCGCTCTTGTTCTTCTTCCGGCGGAAGTCCTCCGCCGCCGGGCAGGTTGCCCAGTGGCTCCGGTACCCGATTATGGTTTCCGTCTTTACGGTTTCCTCCACCACCTGGCCCCGCTGCACGGTGCCGTCCATCATCACAAACTTGTCATAGTCCGCTTCCGGGATGAAGGTGATCGGATCCGGATCTACCGGGATGCTTTTACCGTTGATGCTTTTGATGAAGCAGATCTCCTTCCCGCATCCCCGACACAGGGTTGTTCTGCTCAGTCTGGCCAGCTGTGCCATGACTCTTTTCCTCCTCTTTGTTGTGTGTTATCATGCTTCTGCCGCCTGACAGAAAGGACTGTCCATGGAAATCCAATCTAAATCAAAACAATTAATTGCTCTTGAACTGGCTATCACTGCCTATGAGAAAGACAAGCCCCTCAATTCCGATAGTTCCCCTGAAGGCGAAGGTAAAGCGATTGCGGCGCTTTACAATGCCATTCTTGAAAACCTGAACCTAGACTATTAACCCTTTGACCCGTCAGGCGGCATTTTGTTAATCGCTCAGCTGGTGTTCGCTCATCCGTAGAACCGTTTTTTCAGCGTCAACCAGCCTCTGGATGTCCTGAGCATCCTTTGTCTCAATGATCCTTTCATGAATGTGTTTCAGCTGTTCATCCAGCTTTTTTTTCTTTTTTTCCCATTCCATTTTTTATGCTCCTTCCCTCAGCTCATCGCCGGTATGCACCGGTTTTCAAACTTCTTGTAGGCGTCCAGGTACCATTCGTTCTTGTCGCCGTTGTAGGTCATCTCGTAGTACATGCCGTCTGCCAGGCTGCTGCTGATCAGGTACTTCCAGTTCTGCAGCGCCTTGCACTTCCATACGATGTAGACCTCAAATTCCGGTTCCGGGTCGCTCTTGTCCAGGTGCTCCATGATGTAGTTCTCCACCAGGATGATTGCCTCTTGATCCATGGTTATGCCTCCTTATATGTTCAGGAATCCGTTCCTGCTTTCGTTGATCGCCTGCGCCCGGCGTTTTGCCTCGTTCATCGCAATAAATTCGATTTCTTCCAGCTCTTCCTTCCGGTCCCGGTATCTGTCCTCTATCGCGTTGGCTGCCTGGTGCAGCATGGTGGTCACTTCGTCCTCGTAGACCTCGCTTTTTTTCTTTTTCCGCTGCTCTTCCCGCAGGTCCCACAGGTAGAAAAGCCTGTCCATCTCCGCTTCGGTGATCATGTCGTACCCGTAGCAGTTCCGGATATCCTCCCGGCTGTTGTAGTCCTCCAGCTCGGAGAACTCGCTTTCTTCCTCCGCCGCCTTCAGGCTTTTCTTCTTCAGCTTTTCCTTCCGGTACCGGATCACTGCGCCGGTGATCGCTTCCCCGGCCTTCCGCAGGTTTGCCCGCAGCGCCTCCAGCTCATCCAGCTGCTCGTCCAGCTTTTTGCTGTCGTGCCGCATAACCTTCAGCACTTCTTCCGGCGTGGTTTCTTTCATTCGTCCTCCGCCTTTCCGTAGCAGTCCAGCCTTCCGTACAGGTAGTCCCGCTCTTCGTCGCTGATCGGATATCCAAAGTCCTCCAGCCAGTCGTAGCCTGTGCTCATAGCACTATTTCGGCGGTATTCAGGTTTCTCGTCCCTTCTCCACTGGTTCATGACGCATCTTTGGTCATCGAAAAATGTTTTGTTCATGATCTGCGCGTACAGCATCGGATTCGTGCGTACCTGTTCACATGTCCATTTCAGGTAATATGTCTCTTCGTCTTCATCATCCGGAATATCGTCCGGCATCAGCGATGCCAAAGCGTCCTCGATGAACCCCGCTGCCAGAGAAATCATCATCCAGTCCAGCGCCTTCCGGCTGTCCTTCTGCTTCACGGTCAGCGTTTTGATAAACTCTTCCCGGCTCTCCCTGGCATGCTCCTCGATCTCCTCCAGCTTCGCCCAGGCGTTCCGGACCTCTTCTGCCTCCTGTCTGCGCTGGATCTCTTCATCGCTCAGCTCTGCCGGCGCTTGGGCTTCATCGTTTTCATCATCTTCATCAGCTGATACCGTCTCCTTGCGCTGCTCCGCCCAGAACCTCACGTATCCGTATTCCCTGCAGAAGAACAGCTGCCGGTTATCCTCCGGCAGGATGTTTTCCCCCGCCTTGTAGTTTTCCAGGTCAATGCTCGTTGAATACAGAAGGTATTCGTATTTTTCCCAGAAATCCGTCACCCCGCGCGTACTCTTCTCGATACACCCGGCCTGCAACAGGATGTGCTTTACCTGGTTGTAGGTGTCCTGCAGTTTCTGTTCTTTAACGGCGTTGCCGACTCTCCATTTGAAATTGTCTGTTCCGGCTTCCTTCAGCAGCTCGTTCCGCTTGTCAATGTCCCGGATCTTCATCAGCTGATCCATTTCGTCCATGGTCAGCTGCGTGCATTTCTCTTTCAGCGTTTCCTTGTCCAGCTTGGCCATCTCCGCCCGGCGCTTGATCGTCGTCCGGCTGAAGCCGGTCATCTCACTGATCTGCCCCTGCGACAGTCCCAGATCCATCATCATCTGGATTCCCTGCGCCTGCTCGTACAGCGTCAGATCTGTCCGGTGCATGTTCTCCGTCAGCATGGTGGCGATCTGTGTGTTGTAGTCCATGTCGCTGATCACGCAGGGAACCTCCGCCAGTCCGGCCAGCTTCGCGGCTTCCATTCTCCGGTTGCCGATCACTACCAGGTAATGATCATCTCCGGGGAATTCCGCTTCCGGTACCACCGTCAGGTTCTGCAGTACGCCCTGGTTCCGGATGCTCTCCGTCAGTTCTGTCAGATCGCCCAGGTCCAGCCGCGGATTATGCGGATGGTGGATCAGCTGATCAATAGGAATCATTGTGATCGTGTTAATAGGTCATTCCTCCTTCTCTTCCATGTACTCATGTGTCTTGGTGTTCCATATCCTCACACGGATCCCGCGCTTCCTTGCGCTGCGGATGCACTGTGCGGTTCCCTTGCTCTCTCCGTCCCAGAAGAACAGCGCCATGCCCTCGTCGTGGCCCCGGGCATTCTCCTTCACCCAGTCGGTCATCTGGTCGTTCCGCTTCGGCCCGGCTGCCCTGCCGTACTTGCTCCACTCAGCTTTGAACTCGTCCAGCATCAGCCCCCGGCTGATCGCGTAATGCCTGGCCATTCTGTCCGTGCCCTGTGCCCCGCCTTCCACGATCACCACCTCGTGCAGCAGGGTCTCCGGCCCGATGTTCTCCCCCACAATCCGGTCAAAGGTGACATTGTCCACGTAACCCCGGCTTCCGGCGATCAGAAGATAAAACATACAGATCTTCCTTTCTTATGGCGTTCCATTATTGGAATTTTTCAGTCAAAAAAATATCGCACTTGTCTTCAGGCTTATCGATGCAAAGCACCGAACAAATCTTTTCGACTTGTGCAATAGTAAAAGTTCCGTTTTTCTTTTTAGTAGAAAACGTGTTTGCGGACATATTTAATTCAATGGCTAAACGGTTCTGCGTATATCCCGCAGCTCTTATTGCTCCTTCGAATTTATTCTGGTTAATCACTGTTTTCTGACCTCCCGTTTTTTTGTTCCCGTTCCATTTCCGGAACGAGTATAGCACACCCGATTTTTTGTTGTCAATCCATTTTTGGAATATTTCCAAAAATTTTTTTATAAATTGTTGCAATATTGGTATTCCTTCTTTATAATGCTCCTGGGTGATGTTATGAAAAACATTCAAACAAATCTATTATCCGCGTTTGAATCCTCTGGTTTAACATATGACGAACTGGCAAAAAGAACTAATCTGCCTAAGTCTGCATTATATCGTTATATCAATGGAGATACTGAAAAAATCCCCATTGATCGTTTTCAAGCTATCTGTCATGAGCTAAAGATTGATGCCGGTTCTCTCCTTGGTTGGAAGGATTTACCTCCAGAGGCTCCTGTGGCCGACGTTTTACAGGCCCGCAAAGATATCGGTCTGATTTTCCCTGATGAGGCGGATATTATCAAAACCTACCGTTCCCTGCCTGCTCCGGGCAAACAATATGTACAGCAGCAGCTGGTGGCCGCCAGGCTGATGTATGGGGAAAAACCTGCGGATTCTGCCGCTGCGGATAAGTGAATAAACAAATGCTGCCGGATTTCTCCGGCAGCATCGAGCGGCGGGCAGGTTTAATTATTGATTGATCATGGTGAGCAAGGCTTTTTGAAGCACTGACGAGAAGTTGACATGGCGTTTTTCTGCTTCATCGTTCAGCCATTCAGGAATCGTGAGCGTTTTCTTGATGGCCTTGGTGCTTCTTTTGTAGTTCAGCGGATCCGTAACAATAACTGTTACAAAGTCCTCTCCGGCATCGATTTTTTTCACATCTGATGCTGCCGGTACATCGATGTTTCTGTCCATCGCAGAGCAGAGATATCCACCCAGGGCATCCGTTGCGTTTGCGATTGCGTCCGGTAAAGTTTCTCCGTCGCTGTAGCATCCTTCCAGATCCGGGAACTCTACCCAGAATTCTCCCTCCTCTGCGTGAACAATGGCGGGATATGCGGTTCTCATGTTCCTTTCCTCCTCCTGTTTGTGAGAGAGGCCGGGGCTCATTTGAGCCCCGCCTGCTTCAGTAGCTTGTTAAGCAATCCTGTGGGTAAGTCTTTGCCGTCATGAACCGGTATGGAGATCGTTTCTTTTCCCTTCACCATGATGTAATGGCTTCCGGATATTCTGTCAACCTTCCACCCTTCTTCTGTCAGCCGCTTTACAAGCTGTTTGCCAGTCATAACCATTTTCCCGCTCACCTCGATTCATCTGGCACATATATGATAACACGTATTATACGTATAGTCAATGGGTAATAAAAAATCCGCAATCAGCAGATGCGTCATGCGGAGCCAGATGTTAGTGAGCACCTATAATATATTACGATTATATTAAACCGTCAATAGCTGTTTTGTTTTTACGGAGGATTTCATGTCTCTTATTTTCGGTTATTGCCGCGTGTCCTCTGATGAACAGGCCGCGCACGGTATCTCTATACAGGCTCAGCGGGATATTCTCAATGGTTACGCTGCCATGTCGCAATCAGAAATAAAGATATTTGAGGATGCCGGCTATTCCGGTAAGAATACGCAACGGCCTGCCCTCCGCCAGCTTCTCGCTGAGCTGCCGGCCGGTGGTGTTTCTGCTGTCGTTGTCTGGAAGCTGGACCGGCTTTCCCGGTCCCTCCGCGATACGCTGACCATGATTGAGGATATTTTCCAGCCCGCCGGTGTGTCTCTTGTTTCTGTGACTGAATCAATAGATACCAGCACGCCTTCCGGCCGCATGATGCTGAACCTGCTGGCCAGCTTTGCCCAGCTGGAGCGGGAGCAGGACAGCGACCGCGTTGTAATGTCCCATAAACATTTGGCCCGTGACTGTCAGTACCTCGGCGGCCACATACCGCTTGGCTATCGTGTTGACGAGAATAAACACTATCAGCTGGATCCTGTCCGGGCTGCCATTGTCCGCCGTGTATTTGATTTGTACCTGTCCCGTGTCGGTTATGCTGCTATCCTGGGTTATCTCAATTCCCCTGAAATATTCCCGCTGACCGGCAAGAACAAAATATATACAAAGCAGTCCCTTTATTTCATGCTCCGCAATGAAATTTATAACGGTACCTATATCCGCCGCATGGGTGCTGATAAACGGCACCGCATAACCGCGCCTGAAACTATTCGTATTCCCGGCGGCGTCCCGGCCATCCTGTCCGCTGATGAATGGCAGCGTGTCTGTCGGATCTGTGACGAAAACAACGCTGGTTATAAAACGTCGTATAAGGCTGTTAATGTTTATCCGTTGTCCGGGCTGGTCCGCTGCGCCGTCTGCGGCCGTATTATGTCCGTCCGTCACGGTGGCAAGGCCCGCAACGGTGAAACGGAAAGATATTATACCTGTAAGAATAAGTGTGTCCGCCCTGCCCGGCTTGAAAATGTCCAGGATGCCGTCTTTACTGCCTTAGAATACTTTGCCAGTGACGAAGAAGTAATAAAACAGGCCTGTCAGATCTCAAACAGTTTTATTGATACTGACGAGCAGGAAAACCTCCGCGCTGTCGCTCCCCTGGAGGATCGTCTGCAGGAGATCGCCCGCCAGAATGCCAGGATTATATCCTTTGTCAAAAATAATGATAATGCCCCCGCCTCTATGATGCAGGAGCTCACGGACCTGGACAAGGAAGAAAAGCTGATACGTTCCCGTATATTGTCCCTCCGCCGGCCGCTTGGCCGGCATGATGTGCAGGAAACGGTCCGGCTGCTCCGCCAGGCCGGTGACATAAGAAAACTGCCGCCTGCGGAGCAGAAGGCCCGCATACAGGCGGCAGTCAGCCGGGTGGTAGTGTCTGACCTGACGTACCAGGTGGTACTATCATGTCATACATGTGGTGGAGATGAGGGGAGTTGAACCCCTGTCCGAAAGTACTTCAGAAAGACTTTCTCCGAGCGCATTCCGTGGTTGAATTTCCTCTGAATAACGTCCGCGGAAAAACGTTATTCAGAGTAGCTTCATATTTACGGATCCTGCTGCAAAGCTTAGGCAGAATTCGTTCCCTGCATAAATGACGCCGGTATTCTGATCTGCAGGCGGTCAGAGCCGACGCACGGCATTAAGCCGCGAAAGCGTAATTGCTATTGTCAGTTATTGTTTTTCCCCGTTTTTACGCAGTTCAGGGGCTGCGGCTCGCTTATCCTTCCTCTGTGACCCCCGTCGAAACCGGATCATCCCCGGATATGGCAATCACAATCGCTTTCATTTTTGTCTTTCCTTCAGAGCGCGTCGTATCTCACGGTCTGAATCCTTGCGGGCGATACTGTCACGCTTGTCATGCAGTTGTTTACCTTTGCATAATCCAAGCATCACTTTGACCCTTCCGTCCTTCAGATACATTTCAAGAGGAATAAGGGTAAAACCCTGTTTCATAACCTGTCCGTCAAGCTTTCGGATCTCATTCCGGTGCAGAAGCAGCTTTTTCGGTCTCATCGGATCCCGGTTAAAAATATTGCCCTGCTCATAAGGACTGATATGCATTCCCTCAACCCAGACCTCTCCTTTCCTGATCTGGGCCCAGCTTTCTTTCAGGTTTACTTTCCCCTGACGGATGCTTTTCACCTCTGTTCCGAAAAGCGCTATGCCGCATTCCACTTTTTCTTCCACAAAATAGTCATGAAAAGCTTTGCGGTTCTGTGCAATGGTCTTCGTTCCCTGTTGATGCGGCAT